AGCAGGGTAATTAACGTTAAAGGTGCCGCCGCTTGCGACTTCACCCGCCAACGTTAATTCAGCGATTGCTCTACTCATGTTGTAATCCTCCTCAAAAGGAAAGTTGATAAAAAGCTATTTTAAGTCGTGAAAACCCACTCCTTACGCGATTGAGAACACGCCTGACGTATTACGCTGGCGCGCGGTCAAACCGCCCACCCAGGTAATTGCACGGTACAGAACGTATTTATTCTCAGGTCGCGCAGGCATGTGCTTTTTCATGTCCTCGCCGGTGATGACGCGCGGCGTGATTGTCCGCCCATCAACCCAATAGCAGTATTTATTAAGACCCAAATCGTCCAGCGTTGGCGCGTAGTCGATATTGACGCCTTTAAACGCCAAATCAGCAACTGACGCATCAATGCGGCCGCTTTTGTCCCAGCCTTCCAGGGTGTAATTACCCTTAGAGCGTAGCTCTTTTTCAAAAGCTTCAAGGAACGCAGAACCCGCGTAAACTTTATGCTTCGGAGAGCCGAAACGACGCATCTGGCGCACGCCCTTTTGCAAGGCCGTTACCAGGTTTTGATCGCCTGGGGTTGAAGTATTGATTGCCAGCGCGGCGTAGTTTCTCCACCAAGCATTTGCTGCCTGATCGATACCACCTACCACTGTGGCAGAAGTCGGGTCATCCAAAATGATGGAACGAATGCCAGGGACCAATAACGGGTCAGAAGTACCGTCGCCCCAAAACATTTCATCCATTTCTTTCGACATGCCGCCTGACAGGTCTTCGAGTTTGTACTCGAACAGATCCGCCAGCGCGATTGCATCCCGCTCAGAAATTTTGGTTTCACCGGAGCCGTCAGACGTATCTTTGATCGAGATACCGTTCTGCAGCAATTCGTGCATCGTGACGTTGATACCCGCGTGAATAAGCTTCCAGGGGTAGGTCGCCGTACGGATTTTGCCGGGGTTGCTGTACCCAACTTCATCGTCGTACTGGAAGCCTTCGATGCCTGAAACATATTCGCCGGTTACGCGAACAGTCAGATTTTCTTTACCGCCGGGGAATGGTTTCGCCGCGGCCATAAAGTCACGCAAAAGAGGACGCTCTTGCTCGTTTTGGCGGAAAATGGTTCCGCGATCCATGTGGTAGTCGATAGCTGCATTCGCTACCGCTTCCAACTGCTCTAGGGATACGATCGTTGACATGGGTTATTTGCTCCGCAAATGAGGTTTAGGTTTACCCAACCTTCTGCAAAATCGCTTCTGCAAGCGACTTTGGTTTGGATTGGACGTTTGGCGTTGAAGAGCCGGAAACGTGCCTAACTTCTTGCTTTTTTGGCTGGAACATGCGGATTTTGCTATCCACTCTGGTTTTCACTTCTTTCGCCAGGGCGACTGCAGCTTCAACCGTTTGTGGGAGTTTCCCCGCCTGTTTCGCCTTATACAAGGCCAGATCAAACGCTTCTTTTACTTCTTCGCGTTTTTTCGAGTAATCAGGATCGGATGAACTCCACTCAGTTTCTAACCCGCTTAATGCGGTTTGCACCTGCGTCGTCAGCAGTTGCATGCGCTCTTGTCCTCTGCGCGCTGCCAAATCACGGTCTTTTTCTGCCTGGGTCTGCTGGAAGCTTTCCTTGGCGCGAAGTCGTGCGAGCTCTTTTGCATCTTCTTCCGTGACGTAACCCTGGCGAACTTTGTCCTCCAGGTCTTCAGGAAGCACCGCGCCGGTTTGCAGTTGCAAGGCTTCTACCACAGGTAAAAGCTGCGCTAAAGCAGCGGCAGGGTCGTGCCTAATGTTCTTTAAAACGTCGAATGCCTGGTGGGCGTCGTCGAATGAAAGATCGTTAGTTTTCAAGAACCCGATAATATTGGCGTAGCTCTCAACCGCAGGCTTTAAGTGTTCAATCTCTTTGTGGAGATTTTCCTTATCGCTAAGCAGTCTTTGAACTCGGTGACGCGTTTTGGAATGAAGCCGCGATAGGTCGTCCTTTGTGAACTCTCCCGGATCACCTTCCGCTTCGCCGGTGGCCGGCTTGGCGTCTGGTTCTGCCGTTTTAGCATCCCCCTCACTCTCAGAGCCCGGCGATTGCTCCCCTCCGGCTTTGTCAGCCGCGGTCTTAATGCGGTCAACGAGGCTTTCGACTTTTTCGCCTTCTGCAGGGGGTGAGCCTGCTTTATCACCCTCATTTGCGGTAGACGAACCCGCGTCAGTAACGTCTGTTTTAATTTCAGTTTCAGCGGCTGTTATGCCTGCTTCTAAATCTTCCGATGACGAACCCGGCATGCAGTCTCCTAAATGTTGTGAAAAGTATAAATACTTTTCATGCGCCATAATACGCGCGTCGTCGCATTTCCGTCAATAGTCTAAACGGCAGCGGGTGCGGGGTAACTAGGTTGCGGTCCAGGCTCATTGGCAACGGCACTTGGTGCATTGGTTGCCCCTGCTGCACCTTGCTGCGCTGGGTCACTTGCCGGATTGCCGGTGCCAGGTTGTCCGCCGGCAGCACCGGCGACCATCTTCGACGCCATGGCGTTTAACGCCACCTGCGACGGTAAACCTTCCATAATCAAATCTTCAATGTCGATATCGAGCAGCTCTGCATACTTTTCCATGAGCGGCGTGATATTTATGCCGTTTGCCTGCATCATGTACGGCATGGCGCGTTCCATATTTGCCAAGTCAGCAGCTTTATTCGGCCGTCCGGACGATCCGGCTTTAATGTCGATAAGCAACTCTTCAGCGATTTCCGCGCCGTTTAATTCCGGCCAAACTGCGCCTTCACCGGCAATTTTCTTCACAGTGGAGATATCCAGTTTCAATAAAAGCATCTGGCCGGTGGAGTTGGTCAGCTCGCTTAACAGCTCGTCCAGGTCATCCACGTTGCAATCCAAGGATGACGTCCGCGAATTTTCAGCAATGGAGCTTTCCGTGGCGGTGGCGCCCGAAGTGCCGCCGATATTGGCTTCCTGGGATCCGACTGTCCGGAGCACATCTTCCATTTCGGAATTGGTTTCGTAAAGCGCTGGATCCATCGGCACCGTTTTGAACGCCTGAATTAGATTTTCAATTTGTTCGCCCTGGTTTAACGCATTTAGCTCGATGACCGCATGCGCCTGGTGCGATTCTAATTTCTTAATATCCTTATCGCTCAGGCGGCCTGCCACCGTGACGTATTTTGGCTTATTGGCCTCCCGATGCAGGCGGCGGTATTGACGCGAACGGTTATATTCCATTTGCGCGTGACGGAGCATGTGGACGTCAGACAGCGGGTAAATTTTACTTTCATGCTCGATATCGTTGAACGTGAGCACGAAAAGCGGCCAGAAACGTTCCAGCCGGACTTCAGGCGCAGCCGGTTCGCGGGCGAAATCCTTGTAACCTTCGATTAGGGTGAAAACCTGAGCATTAGCTTTGTCCCAAACTTCCCATACCCGCGCACAACTTTTGGCAGATTTATCGCCCGCTTTGCCTTCCGCGTAATTATAATCACCCGTTTTGGCGTCTTTGGTTTTGACGTAAGCTTTATACCCGCCTTTGGCGATATCAATTTTATAGACTTCCTGGATTTCATCAGCGTCTAAATGGAATTGACGCGCAAACCAGGTGGCTCCAACTAAAGTGCTGAGCTGCTGGCATTTAGTATCAACGATAATATCGACGGTCCGCGGGAAGTCAAAAACCGGACCTTCGCGCGTAATGACTTCAACCATATTCTGCATGTCCTGCAGCATCAATTTCAATTCTTCACGCTGCGGTGCATCTTCAGGCATTACGCCGTCAGTTATGTCCGCGTGCAGACTTTCAATTTTCGCCAATTGCGCTGAAATGTCTTCAATTTTCGCTACAATATCGGGCTGCTTTTCAAGTAGGCGCTGATAGCCCAGGAAGATATAGCCGACGCCGCAAATCTTAGTCCGGCGCACAAGCTGCTTCAGTTGTTTTTTAAAATTAGGCGACTGTTCTTTGAAGTAATGTCCTATCAAAATTTGCATTGTTTTGCAGACCCGCTTCAGCATGATCCCGCGCTGCTGGGCTTTGGAAACGTCCTGAATGACCGCCATCGGGTCAGGGATATGCGGCGTAGGAGTTAAGCTGTCCTGCATGCCGCCTGGGGCCATTTCCGCGCCGCCTGGCATCATTCCGGCGCCGGGTGGCATAGATGGCATTCCAGGCATCTGAGGCGCGCCCATAGGCGGCATCCCAGGCATGCCGGGCATTGGTGACTGTCCTGGCAAACCGCCGCCTGCGGCTGCCATTTGCGTCATTTGGGTAATCTGCTGGGCGACCATTTCCATGGCGGCTTTAAGGGTGTCGGCGCGGCCGTCCCAAACGGTGTATTCCAAGCGCTTTTTACGTTCGACCAGGACTTTAGGATTTTTGGCGTAAAGACCGGCAACCGCCTGGTTTATGTGCCGTGAAATAATCGGGGTAACGTATTGGTCACTTTCGGCCCAAGTTTTATCAGCGCCGGCATAAGCCAACTGCATGTCATCCCGCATGCGTTTAAAATCATCTTTCCAGTGATCGATAGCGCCCAGGATTTTATCCTGCCAATCTGAAACCAGGTTGGCGCGCTGCGCCTCAATCTGCGGCTCTTCGCGGGAAACGCCGGACTTCTCAGGCGCAGCAACCTGCGGATACATGCTCGTATCTTGCACCTTTTCGTCCATTACCAGCCCCCGACCGCTTTCCTTTGTGCCTGCTCAGCCTGCCGTTTGGTCTGAGCTAAAATCCATTCTATTGAACCGACGCGAATGACATTATCAGATTCTTCCAGGTCTGGCGCTTCGGCCGCAATCTCTTTTAACAGACCTAACCCCACCAGGGCAAGCCAGGCAACAAAGTCGTCATGGGATGCAGCGGGAAAACGTAAAAGCTGCGCGCGGGCTTCCGGCCACCAATGTGCAAATTTCGGGAAATGTACTTTCTTCATCGCCATGCGGCCCTGAATGGACCGCGCGCGTGTGCGCAAATCTTTCGACGGCACAATACCGTCAATCAAAGTGTACTGTTTTTCCTCGTGCATGCGCAGTTTCAAAAACGGCCCGAAAGCCTTTTTGATATTCTCTTCTTCCGCCCACCACAACACCGGTTTATGGATTTTTATCTGGCTGATAATCTCTTCAACGATCCGGTCCGTTTCCATGCGCTCGATCACGACGTCTGGCAAAACCCAAATGTCACCTTTCGGGTCGATCCCAACGCAGCCAATAACGTTAAAGTCACGGTGCGTTTTGGTGGTGACAGCGTGATCCGAAGCGCCATATTTCCGCAATTGTTTCGGTAATTCCTCAACGCTGTTATATTCCAAAAGATAAGGCGTAAGGAAATAGGAACCGTCATCCGGGCTTGGCGAGCCCATTACCAATGATGAAAACGTGAGTGGGTTGGCGCGTTTCCACTCTGCAAAAAATAATAAACTTTTATCTTCAGGCCATAGCGCGCTAACCGGCTCCGCACCAAACATTTCCAACACGTCTTCGTCTGTCGGCACTTCGAGCGTCAGCCCTAAAAGCTTTGCCAAATCGGGGTCGCGCACCACGCCAGGCAGATTTAAATAAAACCAGTTTTTCGCAATGCCGCGATATTCTTTTTCGCGCTCCGGGTGTGACGGATCGCAAAGCCGCCCGATTAAATCATCTTCCGACCAGCGCGTATGAGTAATCAGCATGCGGGTTTTATTCGAACCGCGCGAAAAGGCCACCTTAAAGAACCAGTCCCAAAGCTGCTTTAATGCTTCCGGCGTCACGTCTGAGCCGTCGGCCTCACCTTTGATCGGGTCATCGATGAAAAAATAGTCTGCGGGCTTTCCAGTAATTGAACCGCCCGTACCTGAAAACGTCGCTTTCCCGCCTTTGGTGTTTTCAATCAGCGACCGGGACTGCACGCGCGCGTCCATTTTAATTTCAGGGAATACCTGCTGATATTGCGGACTTTCCAGCAACTGCTTTAGTGCCAAGCCCAGCTCGCCGGCACGGTCCTGGTTGTACGACGTCACAATAAACCGTGCGCGCGGGTTGCGGCCCCAAATCCAGGCCACAGCGTAAAGTGAAAGATGAATTGTTTTACCGTGCTGCGGCGGCATCGATACGGCAACCCGGCGTTTTTCGCCCAGCTCAATTTGCTCAATAAGCTGGCAAAGGCAGCGCGCGGCTGCTGTTTCTTGGTATTCGGTTTTATCGGGATCGTCCGGGTCTTCCGTGTCCGGCATCATGAAACGCGCAAAAGCCAGCATACTGTCTCTGGCTTCGTTAATGCGTTCCTGGCGGCGAAGAATGGAAAGCTCACGCTTAATTTCCTCCGTCGACTTGTTTTTTAAAAGCTTCATCTTACCAGTGACACTCCGCCACGCCGACTGCGTTATGCTGGTCGATCCCTTGCCGTGAAGCCGGGATATTTTTCATGCTATTTGGGATTGGCCGAGCCTTCAGGCAGAAGTCACTCGTCGACGTAGAACTTACGCACATTGTCAGGCACATGGCCACGGGCGTAATCAAGATCCACCGCATCACGTACTTTATTCGCATTTCGCACCCCCGCGAGTTGTTTGACTGCCTGATCGGCTTTTTCTGCCTGGCGGCCGCTATCTTTGATTTTCAAAATAACGGCCAGGACCGCGCCAATAATGGCACCCCATTTTAACAGAAAAAGCCAATGCGGCTTGAAGAAATTCCAAATTGCAGCGCCCACTATCTGAGCCCCGCGTTACGATCCGCGATGCGGCGCCATGCCATAAAGCCGATAATGCCGATCAGCGCGACAATAATGATCCACGGCGCCACTTCTACAATCTTTTCTGCCAATGGAAAAGCCGGCGCCAAATTATTGATAGCATCGACCGCCAACGTGGCCACACCCGTCCCTACAATCCCTGTACGAGCAGCATTCATCGTGCCGGTGCTTCCGACCGGTTTAATTTGCTCCAGGGCCTCCGCGGCGGTTTCTGGCGGCTTGGTGTCGATATCGTTGAAAAAGACGTGCGCTGTACGGCCGCCGCGGTGCGGAACGGTATACACCGGCTCTTTTTTCTTCGCCCATTTTGGCTTTTTAATACCGGTTTCATAGTAATGCGTAGACCGTTTTGTAAAATCTGAAACCTGACCGGCCACCGCGGCGCGCGCCACGTCCTTACAGTGCTCAAACCAAGGGCCGTGCGCTTCCAGGATGCGGACGCGGTTCGGGTCGTTTTGGTTCCAGCAGGAAAACTGCCATGGTTGCAGACAAACGCCTGCGACCGTATTCGGCCAGCGATTAAATTTTACCCGGTTAATAATGACGCAGGCAATCGCCCGCGCGTCTTTATCGTTATTGACTTCCGCTTCGCCGTAAAGGGTCCGCGCCAACGTATCGATATCTTTTTCTCTCTGATCCATTTAGGGGCCCCCCGGCGTCGGTATTTTCGGAATACTGTTAAAGTGCTGCACGAACCAGAGCATAAATCCGGACCCCATAAAAGCCGAACAAATATGTGTGATAAACGACCGAATGCCTGCCGATCGCGCTACGCGCCGATCCGTGACTTCGTTAATGCGCCGCTCGCGCAACCAATTCATATCGCTCTGATAGTTTCGAATTGATTCTTCGTTCTCCGGGTCCACTCCCAAAACAATGCGCATCGTATTGCGGAAATTCTCCACATTCCGGTTGGATACTTTTTCAGCAATTTCATAAATCTTCGGCGCCATCACTTCTGGAATACGCGCAAGCATGTTAACCGCCGTCTCGTGTGCGACTTTATTAGCGATAAGCTCAACTTCTGCGTGGTGCACGATAACCTGTTCCGCTTGTGATTGTGGCATTAAGAAACCCCCGTCAATGCAAATAACCGACAGGATATGGATAACATAAAAAGTACACCATATAAACCGTTAGTTGCACGTTTGCGTTCCTTTTTAATGTTTCGACCGAGATTTAGATGACGCTATCGCAGAAGGATTTGATGTTGTTGTAGTCGGGGGTGTGGCCTCCTCCGTGGTCGTGGCGAGAGAATTTATTAGGGTCGCTCGCAATCAAATCGTTCAGGATTGTGTTAATTGACGGCGTTAACGGGGGTGAAGTGACGTATGTGTAATCACTCGCCCCACCAAATGCGTACCTCATTTTATGCGCAGGCGTTGAACGCGCCATATCCGCATAGTTAAAGTCGCTTGGCCAGGCAGCGGGATCGAATTCTTCACGCGTATCAATCAATTTATCTAGGTGGCCGGAAGCATGATAAACGCCTCGGATAGCGATTTTACTGTCCACCAGAGACAGGACCGAAGCGGTATGCGCGGCACGAATTGCACCCCATGAATATCCGCATAAAAATAACTCTTTAGGCGGCAAGATCCCGACCGACCAACCCGTCGTCCAGCTCCAGGTTGCTCCGATAATAGATGGATTTTCTGTAGCATATTTATAAGCTAAATACGCGCCTAAATCTTTCATTAACGCTTCCCTGCTGTCGCTAACGTTATTGCCAGGGAACGGGTTATATCCGAAAGCCGGCAGATCAACGGCCAAACCGACGCAGTCTTTTTCTTTCACTAATTTCCGAAACCAAGTATTTACGTTCGCCGATTGCGGCGGCACGTCATAAGGCTTAATCATCGTCATCATGCCGTTACTTATGTACGTTTGGTTTGGGGGCGTGCCGGTGTAAGTGCCGTCAGAACCAGGCCAACCCATAATGACTTTTGACTTGTTCGCCACCGGTCCGTAAGGGACGAAGACGGCGCAACGTTCATCACGGCCGTCAACTTCGTAATAAAGGCTGTAGCAGGAGCAAGCGCGACCATCTACCGTGATCGAAAAAATGTCAGGGGGCGTACCGGGGACGTAACCAGCCCCGCCAGGGTAATTAGTCCCTAAACGAACATTTGTCACGACTGGCAATTGCATATCCAGTCGGTTTGGGTAAGGCAATGCAGTCATTATTTACCTCGCACGGTGTGAACAATGTGTTTAATCCCCCATTGCAGCTTCCGCGGCAATTTTCTGAATAACATTTTAACGATTTCCATCTTTACCCCCTTTTGGTGCACCCTTACTTTCAGCCAGAGTTTCTCTAGCTTTTCGAGCATCAATATGCTGTTGCGTCCAATTCAACTGCGCAACGTCTTTAATAAATTTAATATCGTCATCGCTTACCGGAGAAAATCCCATATCAGCAAGGTGCCGGTTCACCGCGGCCATTTGTTCCTCAATGTCAATTCCTGGTGGAAATACTGTGCGATGATACCCTGTACGTTCATCATCCCCGGAAAGCTTCAGAAATCTTGCTTCCAATGTTCCGCAAGGCTTGGGGTCTACAAATTCTAAAACTGCTCTCATGTAAATCTCCTAAGCCGAAGCAATGTAAAATCCGGAAATTTCAAGTTCCGCGTTGGTATCCATGGCAACGTTCGCGCCGGCGCCGCCCCCTGACGGATATGAAATCAACGAAATATCCGTCGTATTACTCAAGATATGCGCCGTGCAAAAATGTGTTGCTGTTAGCGCTAAATTAAGCGGAAGAATGCTGCACGCCCAATAAGACTGCGACACATTCTCGGAAGTAAAAGGCAAGCCTGTCCCTTTAATATTTCCTGTGCCTGTGTGCGCATTCCAGGCGGTATGGTGCGTAAAATTCACCCCTTTACCGACTTTTATGTAGCTACCCGCTTGAACGACATACGTGCCGGATCCCGCTGTGGACGTCCCGGCTACCGCCGGCGTATATGTTCCTTCCTCATAATCATCAAGCGTATTGGCATCGGCCGAAGCTACCTGAGTAGCAGGGAACGCTATTTGCCCTGCCGTAAGGTTAATCGCGGAACTGAAAGTCTGCGGATTGACCCAAGTGTTACTAGTAGATAAAAGCGGAATAGTCTGCCAGGTGATTGCGCCAGATCCGTTTGACAAAGGCGCTTGCCCTGAGCTTGCGGACTGGCTGTTCAAATCCCCGATTACCATTTTAGTCGGGTTCATAATCACCAGGCGGCTGATTGCCGCGTTGTAAACGTATAGTTTTGTCCCCAACGTGTCATTTGTGACAAGCGCCTGGTTATTATTCTTTACGATCGTTACGGCACCAAGACCGTCCACATCCATCGTCGGTGCAGTGATGGTATTTCCTGACGTCTGCGTAACGATAAAAGCCGCCCCTGTGTAGGACGGAAAAGGTGGTGTGAAAGCCGCCGTCATGGCATTGGCACTGCCACCCGCCGTCGCCATCGGAATACCGACCGGCAAGCCGTAATCTAAAACCGCCCAACGGTCCGGTGACGGATCCGTATCACCTATCAGTGTACAGCCCTGGTTCTGTGTTGACAGTACTTTGCTTGTGCCGGCCGTGCCAATCGTATCGGTGCCGCCGCGATTGATCGTGACGGTATTGGCGTCGGAAGTCGTTTTCTGAAAACCAAGTGACGCCGGCATGGTAATTCCGGCAATAGTCGCCAAATTCACAACAATATTGCCGCCACTGGTATCAAAAATAAATAATTTACCGCTGTCCGCGTTGACCAGCGTGATTGGGCTGTCCGCGAAGGTCTTATAAACTACATCGCGCCAGACCACTCCCGCCAGCAATGCTGCGGCCGCTGCAGCCGAAACCGCCGCTGCATCCCGCGCATCTTCGGACAGACCCTGTGCAACAACCGAAGCGTCACGTGCATCCTCAGAAAGCCCCTGGGCTGTAACTGACGCATCCCGCGCATCCTCAGAAAGCCCCTGGGCTGTAACTGACGCATCCCGCGCATCTTCGGACAGACCCTGAGCGACAATCGATGCGTCACGCGCATCTTCAGCAGCTTGCTGTGCTGCCAACGCTGCATCGCGCGCCGCCTCCGCATCATCCACCAACGGCTGCACGGTGGCAGCTACAATCTCGTCAATGACTTCCTGAGAAGGTGCTACAATGTCCAGCAATAAAGACCAGCGCTCAGCGGCCAGGTCGGTCGCAAAGACCGTTGACGTATGCGCTTCCAGGCAGCGGTAAAGTTTTCCTTCAAACCAGACGCCGTTATTCGGCTGGTAAACCACGCCGACTTCCCAATCCGTCACAGCATTAAGGCCGAAATTCACTTCGGCCTTCATCTGGTCGACGCCGACACTTTGATTCGCCAGCGCGCCGTCATCCCGCTGGATCAATTCTAAATTCGCCAGGATCTGATCAAGCGTCTGCTTTACTGTATTATACTCAATATCGACCTGCGAGCCCGGCAGCGGATCGCTGGGGTGCTCAGTCTGATAGTCCGTGAAGTTGTACTGACGGACATAAGGGGTCGGTTGCGCCATGGCGGCGATTATATCTTCGTCGCGGGTTGCTGTAAAACCCTATTTACAGACCAAAGTTTTTCGTATTGGCGACGGTAAACTGGTTGCGGGTCAGGGAATCAAACCCCACCTTAAGCGAATGAAACGCTTTGTGCCTTCAGGCCCCCGCGATATGCTGTCTCTCCAAGCTGTCACGCATGATGCAGGTGGATCGCGTTCACCCGTACAAGCGCCAGCTTCGCGCTCCTGCATCGGCTCCTGAGACAATGGCCGGTCATTACTCCGGCAATAGGCAAGTTGTCCGTGGCTTCAAACTTAATCGATCCAAACCGCGTCTTTTTGCTTGGTGCGCTTAGGGTATAGCTGATCGTGCATTGCCACCCAACCCCCCGCATAAAATCGCCAGCGTTACCGCCAACCGGGGATCATCACCATTCTGCCTGCTGCAACCGCTGTGCGTCTATTCCCGCACCGCATCGCCTCAATCGGACCCCCAGGACGCGCAGCCTTACGGACTGCGACCACCCTCCAACTCGGAGGTAAAAAGGGCGGAGAAACCCCCAGGGGCCCCATTCAATCGATAAACAACCAACTTAAAATACACGCACCGAAGACCGTAAACAATAGGCCCCAAAAGCCTACCGTCACATAAAGCAAAACCCCCATGCCGATAACGACAAAAATGCTCATTCACCACCACCGTACGGCATTGCCGCGTAAAACTCAGCCAGCTTGATCGACTTCGGTTGATTAGCTGACGCTTTTTGATACATTTTGCGCTGCCAGCGCGTCATGCGGTTTACAATCGCCTGGTGCTGCGCCGCCATGTCCGTGAAAATGGCGCGCGCTTTACGCTGCGCTGCCTGACCCTTTTCGTACTCTTCGACAGCCTGTTTGCCTTCGTTGCGCGCCGATAAAAACACCCGCGTACCGTTTTTTAAAGTTTTTAAAATTGACGTCATTTTTCATCCTCCACAATCTGCGCAAATTTCACACCCGCCTCCAAAAGCATCATCACCGCATCCTGCGCGTTGCACCACTTCGATGATGTTTTCATGAGCGGCGGCGCATAAACTTCAGAAATTCCCGCCTGTATAATCGCTTTGGCGCACTCCATGCAGGGTTGGCGCGTTGTATAAAGCTTCCAGCCTTTCAGGCGCTCCGCGCTATTTAAAATGGCGTTTAATTCAGCATGTACCATGAGCGCGAGACGCTGCGGACTGGTCAACCGATCGTCATCGGCTACGCCGGTGGGAAAACCGTTATAGCCGAAACTGAAGCGGCGCCGGTCAGGCGAAACGATAACGCAGCCGACCTGGACTTCCGGGTCTTTCGACCAGGTGGCGGCGAGCTGCGCCAACGCGTAAAATCTTTCGTGCCAGTGCGGTTTCATTGTTTCGTACCTTCGGGCTTGGAGGTGGCATTGTTTGCTAACCAAATATCTCGTCTAATGCGGCTTAAAAGATTATCAGTCATCTGCGCCCATTTTATTAGATTACCGCGAGATGCGTCAGCCAATTCAGTTGCACTACTCACGTTATGATAACGCAGGAAGCCAATCAGTCTTGTACGCGACATTTTGACGTAATTAGGCATTATCCACCCCACGGCTGGCTAGGAGTTTGTTACCCCAATTTTCAAGCAACCTCAAAAATTCGTGGAAATCTTCTTCCGGTAAATCTCCTTCATTCACGCGGCCGAGTGCGAATAGTTCGTCCCTTAATTCATGGGCTGTTATTTCGACACTCATCTGCCCTGGTGCTTCCTGCGTGGCGGGCTGAGGCGGTTCGATATAGTTTGGCTCTTTATTTTCCATGGTAGCGACTGCTAAAATCAACCCGTTGGCCAGGCCGCGCATGTATTCGTTACAGTCGTAATTCCCTTTAGTCGACTGAATATCAGCCAGATTTTTAAGGTCGGCCAGGCACTTTGCCGCCGTGCCCTGCGCTGGTGCTTCCTGCGTGGCTATGATTTTTGCTTCATGCTCGCGGATAAGTTTCAACAATGTTCCGATTTCACCGTTAAACGATGACATTGCAAAGTCTTTCCATATTTTAGCGGCCAACTCTCCGGCACCCTGCGATGGGGCTTCCTGCGTGGCGCAACGCATCAATGCCTGTTTGATAAGCGGGCGATATTCATTCAGCCAATCTCCATCCCAAGGCCCCGACAGCAAAGCATTCTCGAAATCAATAGGGGCGTACCCCGGTTCCAATGCCTCCGCACTCATCCCCTGCGCTGGTGCTTCCTCATCGCACCCGCACATATTATTAAAATAGCCGCATACTTCGCAATAATCGCCCGTTGGCATATCGTCATTCGGCGCTGGTGCTTCCTGCGTGGGCGACACACCGCCAGATTGATTACTGGCCGCTACCTCGTCACTAACAGTTCTTCCGTTGACTGTTTCGTGATTACCCTGCGCGTCAGGGGCGGGCGTGTCATTGAAATTTGCTTCCTGCGTGGCGCATTTTGAGATAGCGGCATGGATAAGATGCTCGTTAGCTACACACCAGTCAGCATATTCATCAGGCGGGATGTCATCGTCTTGATACGGCATTTCATCTAATGCCCGCTGAAAGTCTTTTCTTTCAAAACTTCCGAACATGGCTTCCGGTTTCAGTGCTTCCTTGGTTTCCATCAGCCCCTCGCTTTCTCGTTTAATTTATCAGCCGCCTTGAATTTAACGCTGTGCACCGGTGGGTAAGTTTGAATAATGCCGGTGCGCGGATCCGGGCAGCGGCGCGCCGGCCGCGTGTGCACATAAAACCGGCCGAAGCGCGGCAATTGCACTTCACCAGTCTTTTCCAGCGCGTCAGCGATGCAGTCCTGGATGGTTTCCAGCATCGTCAGCGCTTCAACACGCTTGACGCCGCTGCGCGCCACGATCATTTCGAGCAGGTCGGAGCGGTTCACGACTGCGCCTCCTGGTAAGCGCGAATATCGCTCAGCAATTTGCCGCATTCCCCGTGCAAACCTTGAAGCCGCTGACTGCTAAATAGCGGGACGCTTTCGTTGCATATCCGAAACATCATGATCACGGTGCGCTCCAATAACTTGTCGCTTTCTGTTTTTTCCGTGGAGACTTTAAACATTTCAGCAGCTTTAAAAATCAACGTCAAAGCTTCCGGCGACGTCGCGGGCGCCATGACCAAACTGCCGTCTTCATTTTCTTTAACGCTAAATTGGTGCCAGCCAGCAGCGGCAAGCACTTCTTCTGTCGCAGCCAGTGCAGCCGGCATGCCACGTTCCCAAGCGAGTTTCTGATCGTCGCCGTAAGGCAGATCGCCGTAACTCGCCCGATAAGCAGCTTCTGCCGCCGCAGCAACGATGCGCGTATGCAGGTTTTCACTCACGATTTCAGTTCCTTTAAGAATTTACGCACTTTTTTAAGGATTGGCGATTTTTGGCCCTCATCCTCTTCGCGCATAGCCATGTCGGAATTTAAAATCTCTTCCAGGAGCGCGATGGCCTGTTTTTGCAAAGTCCACTCCGCTGCGATACGGCGCACTTTGCTGATATCTTCATATTTACCCATTTTACTTCACTTTCCTCGTCGCCCATTTCAGCAGTGCTTCGGCCTTTGTGAAGGCGCGCACAAACGGTTTCACGTCGCAATGCGGGTTCGGGCAGCGCACGACATGCCGCCAGCCGCCGTGCGACCGGTGGACGTATTCGCCGCCCGCGGCGCACCAGGGGCAAGGATCAAGGGTTTCAGGCGTTATCATCCGTTCCACTTCAGCTGTACGGACTTAAAGCCTTTCCGCTTTGTTTTGCACAGGTGCCAAATTGCCAGCAGAAAGCTTTCGCCCTGCCACTGAGTGTACCAGTCATATTCGTTGCGATGCGCCGGTTGTTTCCAGGCTTGAATTTGAAATTTACTGCCCATTTTTCGGACCTTCCATATTTTCTAAATTAACTGTTCCTGTAAAAAGCGGCTGACCGTCGCGCGAAAACACGGCAAAGCCGCCAGGCGCGAAAAATTTATTGATTACGACCGGCAGGCCGAGAAGTCGGGTCATATTGTCCGGTATCTCGACCGTGAAATCTGTTTTACGCGTGATGGCGTCCCAAAGGTGCGGATCAACGTAGATTTTATGCGGCGCGGTCGGATTTAAAATCTCCTGCGCACGCATCATTTCGGAAATACGGTTCATCATGAAGATCGGGGAAAGCGGCAGCGGCGTCATTAAAGCCTCCGCGCATTCGACATGCGCACTTCGATCGCACTGATCGCGACGCTTGCCAGCTCGTAGTATTTTTTCTGAATTTTTACCGGCTGCAACTTCCATTGCTGCAGGGCGTAAAAGGTCTTTAGCGCGCGCATGGCAGATGGGGTTTCGTGAAGCCACATCCGAAAGGCGATTTCTTCAGTCAATTCTTGGCTGGTTGTTTTGCTCATAGCGCGGCCGTCTGCTTGGCACGGTCCAAATGAAAGCGTAAATCTGCGTTGACCCAGCCGTAAGCCTGCAAAACGTGTCGAACGTCCCCGCCGGCAAATTTTGGATGCAAATTAGGATTGAAGTAGCTTTCCTCGCCTTGCTTCAAATACTTAAAGACCCAATCAGCGATAAGCTTGTGAAAACCGTTGAGATACCCGCCAGGGCGCTTCGGGTCTACGGTCATGCAGGGCGTTTGGTTGCTCATACGTTGGTTATAAACAAGCCGTTGCTTATTGTCAATCGCCTTTTTAAAAATCATAAATTTTCTGTTCTAGCCCGACGGGGGTTTTAGGGAGGAAAAAACGCCCACCCCCAGGGGGCGGGACGCCACCCCGGCGCATACCTGGTACGCATTGGCCGCAAATAGTCTGCGGCAGACTATTCTTATTCAAAGATATCAAGCAATTGCGCCGCTGTCTCTGCCGGATCAGCATCTATAATGCTGGCATGCTCGCTGCGCTGGACTAACTCCCCTTGCAGCTTATTGATTGAGCGACGCAATTCATCCCCTGACATTTCACTAGGCGACTTGTCGAATATGGCGGTTTCCCTTGGTTTATCGGCGTTTTCCATCAATATTTTAGCGGCGGCAATCCTGTTATTCGCGCCAGATTTGGGATTTTCCATAATATCCGCCAAAACCTGCCGCGAACGCGGCTTATCCTTGGCGCGTAGCAACGCTTTGACGTAGTTGTCTATCAGGTCTTGGACGTGCGGGGCTGTCAAGAACGCATCTAAATAGGGAAAATAAGCTCGATAGCCGGCCAGCTTTGCTGCGCGCTTTGGAGACTTTCCAGAGGCAATAAACTGTATGAAATTTGTTTGCCGCTCGTTAAGTCTACGTTTCAACACTAGGGATTTGCTCACTTTTTGCCTCACTTTGAAAAAACACGAAAAAAGCATTTAAATAGTATACATTGTCTATTGACAACGTAAACAAAGCCATGCTACCTTCAGATTATAGTGCAATCACGCACTTTTTAACAGTAGGAGAGTTAAACATGCAACCAATGAAAATCCTGGACGCAAACCAGTTACACCAGGCCGCGCCATCTATCTATGCGCAGGAGCCATGGGAAAGAATGTCAAATAAATACCGCTTTGTGCCAACCTATCAAGTACTGGAAGCAATGCAAAAGAACGGCTTTGCACCGGTTCGCGCCCAGCAATCCCGCACGCGCATCGAAGGTAAATCAGACTTCACGAAACACATGATCCGGTTTCGCCATGTCGACTTCATGCAACCCGATAAAATCGGCCAGGAAATCCCTGAAATCGTGCTGGTCAATTCACATGACGGCACAAGCGCCTATCAGCTTCACGCTGGCCTATTCCGCCTGGTATGCATGAACGGCTTAATCGTCGCCAGCGCCCAAACGGATGCAATCAGCGTGCGCCATTCCGGCAAGGATGATCTGGTTTCTGAAGTCATCGAAGGCAGTTTCCGCATTATCGAAGATTTTCCCAAGCACATGGCGCAAATCGAGCAATTCAAAACCATCGAATTGGATCGCCCGCAACAGGAGGCCTTCGCCGCCGCTGCGGCTGAATTGCGCCCCTCTACCGCGCCGGAAAATCTACGCGTGCAGCATTTATTGCATGCGCGCCGCCGTGCGGACGCTGCCAACGAAAACGGCTCGCGCGGCCTGTGGGAAACCTTCAACGCCGTACAAGAAAACATGATGCAGGGCGGGCTCACGTTCCGCGCGCCTGGCACGCGCCGCCGCCAAACCGTGCGCGGGGTTAAATCCGTAAACGAAGACATTCGCATCAATCGCGCCTTGTGGCGTTTGACCGAAGAAATGGGGAAAATCCAGGCCGCTGCATAGGCTTGCACTTCGGGCGGCTGGCTATGCTGGCCGCCCTGGGATGCAATCCCGCATCATTCAATCGTAGGAGAATTGAAAATGACATACGAAACCGCAATGCGCCAAAGTTTCAACGGCTGGCGCGCCGAAACATCACACGTTTTAGAGACACTGGCAAACGGCTCTCAGCGCGTGCTCGAATTATCCACCAGTAAAACGTCACGCGGCGGCGCTATATCCAGCTTTGCCAGTGTGAGCATTATTGCCAGGCATACAAAAACGCATGCCATATTCGGGGATTATGCCAAAACCGTGCACCAGGAGCCTTGCGCCCGCGTGACAGAAAAAGCCTTGCGCGCCGCGCATGATCGAGCCCTGGTTAACTTCCCGAATGTCATTGCCGAAGCGCAAGCCTTTTATGAAGAAAAAGACCTGGAAACCGCCCGTGAAACACTTAACGCCAAAGCGGCTGGATAATATCCCCGGCGCGCCGATACGTTGGCGCGCCCAGGATGCAATCCTGCATCGTTCAATCGTAGGAGAATTGAAAATGAAAACCGTTACAGATTTTAAGCGCTTAATGGTGCCCGGCAGTAAGTGGCAAACAACCCATGAATTTCTAGGCGCACGATCCACGCCGCCAAAAGACCTAGGCATTCGGGAATGCGGCAAAGTGCAATCTAACGCCTTCGCCCTGATTATGCCGGACGATAGCACCAAAGCCGAACAAGCCGGGCGCTTGTCCTGGTGTGACTGGCCGAAAGCCAAAGAATGCACTTTCACCCCTGATAGCGTGACAATTACCAAACCTGATTTTTGCCGATTAACTTATAAATTAACCAGCGCCAGAATGGCTGGATGATATCCCCGGCGCGCCGGTACGCTGGCGCGCCCAGGATGCAATCCTGCATCTTTTAACAGTAGGAGAGTTAAAAATGACCACCGCACCACAAGAACATAGATTCTACCGCCAAGCATACGGCGCCTATACAAACTGGAGCCATATCCCTGAAGACCGGGCCAAATCCAGCAATGCTTATTATGATGAAATATGCGCCGAATTTACCGCCGCCGGAAAGGAAAGCGCAATTGAAAAGTTTACAAAACTTTATCTATCATCCCTGGCTGCAAAATCCCGCTGCGCATCCTGGGCAATCACCGGCCCGGCCCGCTTTAACATTGCCCGGAATGAAAAGCGCATGCGCTGGGAACAAAAACATACGCAAGCCATGTTTGATTTTGTGGATAAAGTACGCCGCCCGCCGCCAGAACCAAGGCACGAACTGGATTATAATATCGAAGCGAAAGAGTATCAAATTGGAAACGTGACAGTAAAGCACAACACCGATGAAAACCGTTTGCAGCTATTATTCCCTGGAAAGCCTGAAGCGGACATGATCGCCAAATTGAAAAGCCGGGGTTTTAAATGGTCGCCGCGCTGGAAAGCTTGGCAACGTCAATTGACGCCGAACGCCTTGCGCGTGGTGCCATATATCCTGCAAACCGAAGCTGCGTGATTGCCATGCAAACAAAAGACCTTCACAGCGACGAATACCACCTGGTATGGGGCTCAGGTCCTGGCCGGGGGACCTTCATCATCATTCGGGAAAAAGACGACGCATCCACGCTGCGCTATGTCTGCGGGGAAGGCATGGACACCTATCAACGTTTTGCGCGCGCCTTTGCCGAAAGCCAGGATAAATTCAACTCACTTTGCGAAAAAGAACGCTTCACCAGGGATTAACGCCATGAACAAAAACAAAATCATCGAAACGGCCATATTCAGCATTTTTGGCATGGCCGCCATCATCAGGCTGGCTTTTGCTGTCATGGACGCCATCGAACGCGAGGCCAATTTCAATCAGGAACGGCTTTGCGATTACTGGTCGAAAGAAGTAAACCGCAACGCTGCCGAAAAAGGAAAGCCGCCGCCATGTTAGATGATTGGCCGCTGCGCCCGCTCCACATTCCCACAATCCCGCCGCGCAAGCGGGCCGTGGTCCACCCCGTTATGCCGTATCACTTCCTGGAAGCTATCGGCCTGACAACCCCCGCAACCAACCATAACGAAAGAAACCCGCTATGTCCTCAAACCTCCTCCCACTCTTTCAGCTCTCACCTGAAGACCGCGCTAAAATCTTTACGCCCAAACCCGCCGCGCCCGCCGTATTGCCGCCTGATCCCGACGCCTTAAACGATTGCCGCGCTGAATGGGCCGGAAAAGCTCTGGATGAATTTATCCGCGCCACTGGCACAGGTAAAGAAGACGCCGTTTCGGACCTAATTTCTGACCTGATGCATTGGTGTGACCGCAACGGCGGGAATTTTCAGCGCGAATTGAAACGGGGCATGGGACACTATGCCGAAGAAACAGGCCAGCATTACAGTGTAACCGCCTTAAGCTTTGCTTAAAAGCCATGGCTGCACTGTTCACCCTATTCCGGCTTGGCGCTATGGCCGGAATGATTTGCCTCTGGCTTAGCCTCCTACGCTGAGCTGGCCCGGCAAACGGAAACCCCCGCCCGGCGCGGGGGTTTTTCGTTGCTCAATAGAAAAGCTGCCGAAGGGATTTGCGGACATGATGCAACGCATAGCAAAGTTTCATCTTTTCCCGGTTGCCGCCGCGCCACCAGATAACATCCCATTGCTTATGTTCCCACCGCTTTCCGGTGGCCTGATATAGAAACCGTGCATTGCTGGCGCGGGTACTCTGGTTCCATAACGGATTGGGCGCCCGAATGACGAAGCCCTGCCGCCATAACCGGTTAAGGGTACCGGATGCCACCCCTTTATATATTTTAAGCCGCCGCCGGATGACGGGCGAGGAATACCACCTGCCATCGGAAAGCACAGCTAATATGAGCTCCACGGTAAAAACAAAATCAAATTCACAAGTATCTGAAATTTTAACCATAAAGCCCCTTCCCTCCCCACTAACATTCTAACCGCATTATAAATCAATCAGCAATGGGGGGCATGCTCGCGCACTGCGCACCCATGTAATTCGATAGGAAATTTTCCGTCGCTCCGTTCTCCAAATCCGTTAGGGTATGGGGTTGACTTTTCAAGGGGCGGGTTTTATGCTGGGCGACAGCCAGCATAAACCCCCCTGAAAATCCCCTACCCCGGCAACTTCTAAACTCATAAAACCCTGCGTTTTATAGGGTTTTACGCACGTTTGCATTTTGACAACATGCGCGAATTTAAAAAACGCGTGGCACATCACAAAACGCAGGGTGAAATACGTTTTCATAAATGCTGATTTTCATTTTATATCAGTATACGGGCACTTCCACCTGAAATGGAAGTTTTGGAAGTTCATAAAAACGTGTAAAACGTGGGGTTTTATTAAGACAGGAATTCTTCTAATTCTGTCATGTCAAAGCCAATGGTGGATTTTCCGTTTTCCTTTGGCACAATCACAATCTTCTTATTTTTCACTTTTGTAGGTGCATAAAAAATGGATGATAGGCGGCGGCGGATCGTCGTCAGGCCCGGCGCATTCCCTTTATCGTCGCACAGCATCGGATTAAAATTCGCCTCAGCTTTGTAAGCTTCAGTCACTTTATATAGGCTCAACGGGCTGCCTTCCTCTGTCAGATAATCGTAAACAAACTTCAGAACGGCGTTTTCGCGCTCATTATGGGCCAGGGTGAGAACGGCAGGCTTAAGCGCGCCGACGTTATCCCCGTTCGGCAAGGCGACGGACAGCTTTTCATACCATTTCGTCGTTTTGGTGGCCTTATAAAGATTGGCCTTGGCGTCATCCAGGCGCACATAGTCGCCGCGCTTGTCAGGATCAATCCCGTACGCCTTGGCGTCCGCCTCTGTCATGTGCATAAGGGTGAAAGCCGTTCGGACTGAGCCGCCCCAGGAGCTGCCGCCACGCGCGCTATCCAGGGAACCGGCGTGGCCTTCCGCATTGGCGGCGGGCGGCTTGCGGGTATGGTGCACCACGAAGACCGCCGCGTTACAATCAACAGCGATTTCGCGTAATGTCGCCATCACGGCGCGCATTTCCGAGTTATCGTTCTCATCCCCTTCATGAAGCTCCGCCAGCGGATCGACGATTAAAATGCCAATACCTTTGGCCAGGATAAACGCTTTTATCTCGTCAATCGCTTTGCCGCGATCCAGCGCGCCGTAACGCTCTTTGGATCTGGTCGTCAGCAATATCGGGCTTGCGGCTGCGCCTGTCAGGAATATGCTATCTTTAATCGCATGGGGATCGACGGCATGCGCCTGGGCGGCGGCAAGCAGGCGGCGCTGCAGCTCAATTTCATCATCCTCCCCGTTAATCATCCAAACCTTGCACGGCTCTTTAACGTCAAAGCCGAGAATATCCTTGCTCCCGGTGGCTGCTGCCAGCGCGACGTTGGCGGTGAAGGTGGTTTTCCCGACACCAGGCGGCGCGACAATCCCCACCGTGAAGCCTCTTGGCGCCATCTTATCAATGATGAACCGGCGGCGCGTCATAAGGGACACATCGACATTCGGATCAAACGTGGTGATCCGGGGCTTATTCTGGCGCTTTAACGGCGCGTCATCCGGCAGGCTCGCCGTATCAAAGACCGGCTCAAATTCATCTTCCGGCAGCGGGCGGGACGGTTGCCAGCCTGCATCCTTGGCAAGTTTATACAGCGTGCCAGCGCCAATGCGCTTCGGGTTGAACGTTTCAAACTTGGCGCGCGCGACGAGCTGGTCAAACTTCTCAATACTTTTGGCGCTAAATTCTTCCCATAATTCTTCCGCTAAACCTTGGTCGTTAGGCAAGGCGGCTTTAATGGCGTGGCCCACGCGGGTCCAGGTATGATAATCGTCAGCAAGTTTCTTTGGCAGCGCGCGCACCGCTTCCGTAATCAGGCCGCGCGTATCTTCCAGCTCGCCGGATTTGCGCTCCAGCGTTTCATCATTCAGGGAAGTCTTTGGGGCCGCGTTAAATTGCGTGATTGCCAGCTTTTCGGCGGCGCGGATAAAAGTCAGCAATTCCTTTTTCGTCACCAGGGGCAATTCGTCAGCGGTGCAATCCATAAGATTTTGCTCAGGCCAGCGGTACGGCTTTTTCGTGCCGGGATGGATGCCATACGCCACGAACTGCTGGCCTGCGCCAAGCACTTCAACTGCCTGCCCGGCATGGTCATCCAGCGTAAAGGTGGCGCTGCGCATCTTTTCAATCGGCTCGCCTTCTACCTGGTAAACCAATAGCGCCTTGGGTTTCTGGCCATAACGGATAAACGGCGTCGCGCCGAGCATGTCGGCCGCCAGCGATAAAATCGCGTCATTCAATTCAGGATGGGTAACGTCAATATCAACGGCGGCGATTCGACCGGTCAGGATGCCAATGCCGGGCGCGGGGTTCCAGCTTTCCCACCGCGACAAAGCGGCGGCGCTGGGCGGCTGCGCCAGAAAACCCTGCCAGCCCTTGAAGCCTTCCCATATTTGCTCAGACGGCAGATAGCGGCCTGGCGCTTTGCCGCCGGGCTTTACCTTGCCGTCATAGGTGGTAAACGTGACGTCATGCGGGATAATCGGGACAGTCGTATAGCCAAGCGCGGAAAGCCGGGAAAACCCCGGCTTGGCTTGGTTGTTTTTGGAAATTTCCGATCGCGGCGAGGTCATGTTTTACGCACTGACACTAGATTGCTTCCCCGGAAATTCAAAGACAAAAAGTAATTGCTGAATTGCCCATGATTTTTGATCCCCCGAAGTTTTTGTTTTTCCGTCAGCATTTCGCTATTGACAAGTGACGTGGTAAACATACAATGTGATTTGCTAATAGGCAATATGTCAAATTGGCGAAAGCGAGAAAAAAGATGACAGAGCGCGGCGTTTTATATTCCCACCGGAAACTGGCGAAAGATATTCGCAGTTTCTGCGCGAAACATAATATCGGCACTTCCACCTTCGGCATTAAAGCGCTGAAGAACAGCGCATTCTATACGCGCTTGATGGCCGGGCGGTCGCCGTCACTGGAAACCGTCGAGCGCATTTATGCGTTTATTGAAAAACATGACAGACCAGCGAAGAAAGGAAAATCCAGCGATGTGTTCGGATAAAATGAGCAAGGAAATGGCGGACGGATTGCGCGCACTGGACGTTGATGCGCATGCGGGGCAGGCGCCTGCATGGCCGTGCCACCGCAAACCTAAAGGCGATTGGTGTGTAAACCAACCTAATTTTCAGGGTCACACCTGCACCGAACAGACAGGCTGGGAAAACGCCACGCAGGGTTTAAAATTCGATCAGGACAAACCGCGTATGGATCTGCTGGATGCCTATGCAATTGAACAGCTCGCGCTGGTTTTAGGCTTTGGCGCGCAGAAATATGCCGCGAATAACTGGCGCAAAGGGATCTCCTATGGCCGGTTGCTGGCGGCGATTTTGCGCCATGCTTTTGCAATTTTGCGCGGGGAATGGCTGGACGGTGAAACCGGTTTATCGCACGCTGCGCATATTCAATGTACCGCTATGTTTTTGACCTGGATGGGCAAGCACCGGCCTGATATGAATGACCTTTGGCGCGATCAAGGATTGGTGCCTGAAATTTCTGACGCTATATTCGGCACGGATTTAAGCGCCAACGGGCTAGATATAGTGCGTAAAAATAAAGCAGCGGCTGCACCGTTATACTGGCACCGCTCTTCCGCTACGTTTGTGGAATTAAAATCAGGTACAATCCTTCGTTTGTTGAAAATTCCAGGGCTTTGGCGCATCGACATAGTTAATAGAATTAGGGATGATTACCCCTTTATGATAAGCCCTATAGATGAAGCCGCAGAAGATTTTTCCGGATTGGGTAAACCTGGCGCGCGCAGTTCGATTTATTGCGGAATTCAGGATATTGCCGACGCGTTCGAGCCGGACGCGCAATGAACCTATTGGCTTTAGATTTTGGGACCAGCATGGGTTATGCCATGGTCAGCAATGGTAACATTCTCAGCGGCGTGCTGGATTTAAAATCGCGCCGTTACGAAGGCGGCGGCATGCGCTACCTGAAGTTTCAGCGCTGGCTGGATGAACTGCACGCGGCCGCACCGCTCGAAGAAGTGGTTTTCGAAGAAGTCCGGCGCCATATCGGCACGGACGCAGCGCATGTTTACGGCGGCTTGCTGGGCGTTATGTCTTCCTGGTGTGAAAAGCATAAGGTCCCTTACGAAGGCATTCCGGTGGCGACGATCAAGAAATTTGTAACCGGCCGCGGCAACGCGGACAAAGAAGAAATGATGCAAGCCGTTAAGAAGCGGTGGAAAATAACTCCGGCGACCAGTGACGAAGCTGACGCGTACGGATTGCTGCAGTTGCGGCGTTTTGACGTGATGAACTGACTAATTTTGATGAGGCAGATGATGGAAGTGATGGACGATTTGGCGCGCGGCGTTTTGCAAGGCTATTGCGAAAGCATGGGCGCGGCTTATTCGATTGAGCCTGGCCCGATGGATATGGGCTGGCCGGTACAGTTGCACCTGTTTAACGCGACCGGTGCCGGTTTGACGTTGATGATCCACCAGCCGCTCAATTACGAATTGATGGAAAAACTTTTAAGGCACCACCACAACTTGTTTCAGGTGGCAATCGCACCGATCATGGGGCACGCATGAGCAAACAAGCTTTCCCGCTTTGCTGGCCACCAGGCTGGCCGCGCACCACGAGCCGCGGCAACAGTCAGTTTAAAACGTCTGTTGAAGGCGCGATCAATAACGTTGAAAAAAGCATAAAAATGTTTGCTTCAGACAGCGGCAAGAAAGTCGATGACCTGCTGATATCGACGAATTACTCATTGACGGAGCGCACGCCGAAGGATCCCGGCGTTGCTGTTTATTTCACCTGGGACGGGATCAGCACCTGCATGGCGGTGGACCGTTATTCGAAGCTGCAGGATAACCTGCAGGCGCTGCACCACTGCATTGAGGCTGAGCGCACGAAGCTGCGCCACGGCGGCCTGGCGCTGGTCCAGGCGGCCTTCCGTGGTTATGCCGCCCTGCCGCCGCCGGTATTTTATAATTGGCGCAAAGTCCTGGGCGTCGGAGAAGTCGCCACGTTGGCGCAATGTGAGAAAAAATACAAAGAACGTGCGGTCGAAGTGCACCCGGATAAAAACGGCGGCAACGAAGAGCCGATGAAAGATTTAAACGCAGCGATGGCGGAAGCACGGAAATTTTATGGCTGAGCCGTTATTCGCTTTCCAAAACGTCGGCTCGCACTTCCTCAGTGATCGGCGCCAGGCGATACTTGCTGACCCCATGGGGCTTGGTAAATCGGCGCAGGTTGTGGTTGCCATGGACATTCTAGGCGTTGAGACGGGGCTGATTATGGCACCGGCAGGCTTTTGCTATGGTTGGAAACGGGAATTTAAAAAATTCAGTGACCGGAAGCGCGAAATCGTAATGCTTTTTGACGGTGCGAAGCCGCGCAAATACTGCATAAATATCGCATCGTACGAAGGCGCGACCCGCATGCATTGGGAAAAGCTTATGACGATGGATTTTGACGCCATGGTGCCGGATGAATTTCACCGTCTGAAAAACATTGAAGCGCAGCGCACGCAAGCTTTTTACGGATTTAAAGGCGCACCTGGCCTGGCCCACCGCGCGCAGCATGTATGGCCGCTGAGCGGCACGCCGGCACCGAACAATCCGTTTGAATTGTACCTGCCTGCGCGCTGTCTGTTCCCGTCATCTTTTAAAAATAGCAAAGGCAGCGTGATGAACCGTTTCGAGTTTATGAACCGCTATTGCACGTTGAAAAATAACGGCTTCGGCAACAAAATTACCGGCGGGAAAAATCTGGCTGAGCTGCGCGAACGCCTGGCGCCGCATGTGCTCCGCCGCAAAAAGCGCGACGTTTTGAAAGACCTGCCGCCGCTGCGCCAAACCGAACTTTACATTGACGCCCATGATGAACTGAAGAACCTGCAAACGACTGAAGAATTGGACATGATGCTGGATTTGAATAGGTCCTTGCTGGCCGCTGATCCTGAAGAGAAAAAGTTGATTTTAAACAGCATTGACGATTCTGTGGCCCGCCGTTTGCGGCGGCTGCTGGGGCTTGCAAAAGTGCCCGCACTGACCGAATGGTTGCTGGAGCGCTTCGAAGACAGTAACGAAAAAATCTTGATTTACGGCTGGCATACTGAAGTTTTAGAGACGATTGCGCACGCCTTGCGCAAGGTCACGAAAGTTGCTTACGTTGACGGGCGAGTGCCACCACGCAAGCGGACCGAGCAGGAAGAGCTTTTTCAGAACGACCCGGACTGCGGGGCGTTCGTGGGGCAAATCATTGCTGCGGGCGAGGCATTAACATTGACAGCGGCTTCCGAGATTTTGTTTGCAGAATACAGTTGGGTGCCCAAAGACAATGACCAGGTTATCGGCCGGATCGAACGGATCGGCCAAAAAAATTCAATGTTGGTAAGGTACGCAGTTGTGCCGGACAGCTTGGATGAGACTATCGCGGCGGTTGTTACCCGCAAGCGCAGCGTGACGTCTCAAATCTTCGACTAAACCACCAAAGGAGCAAATGACCATGAGTAAATATAGCGTTTCAATTTCTGGGGGTTCCCTGGACGAGCTGGTGGATAATACCGCCGCTATGCTGGAAGCCTTGACGACCACCAATGCCAAAATGGCCACCAATAAGCCGAAGCCTAAAGCGGCGCCGGTTGATGAAGATGAAGACGAGGATGACGCGCCGGTTGCCAAAAAACCAGTGAAGAAACCTGCCAAAGCGGAAAGTGTTTTTGACGAGGAAGATGAGGACGAAGACGACGCACCTGCGCCGAAAAAGTCAGTAGCTAAAGCGCCCGCTAAAAAATCCAAATCGGACAGCGTTTTTGACGACGACGATGAAGATGAAGACGAAGATGACGCGCCAGTTAAAAAATCCGCTAAAGCTGCGCCGATTAAAGCCAAAAGTAAAAAGGACCCCCGCGTCGAAGTGATGGGTTTGATGAAGGAAATCCATGAAAGCCGCGGCGATGAAGGTCTGCAGGAAGTCAAAGAGATTTTGACGGACGAATTCAAAGTGAAAAAACAATCGGAGTTAAAAGACAGCCAGGTGCCGTTATTTATCGACCGCTTGAAAGAGCATTTTGATATGTAAACCCCAGGGGGCCGCTCCGGCGGCCCCCCTTTTTACCGAGGCATAAGATGGAAAAACCGTATATCTGTATCTACCACGCGAACTGCATTGACGGTTTCGCGGCCGCCTGGGCAGTCCGCGCCCACGCCGAAGCTTCCGATACGCTCGATGCCTGGGAATTTTACCCGGCCGTGCATGGCACTGAGCCGCCTGACGTAAAAGGCCGCCAAGTTATTATCGTGGATTTTTCCTACAAACTGGACGTCATGCGTAAAATGCTTGACGACGCCACCACCGTCACGATCGTCGATCATCATAAAACTGCTGAGGCCGATCTGACCGTACTATTCGAAGAGGGCAAAATCTCCGGCGTTTTTGATACGACAAAATCGGGCTGCATGTTGACCTGGGAATTCTTATTCGGCCCTGACGAGCCGCCACCGCCAATTTTCTTCCATATTCAGGATCGCGACTTGTGGAAATTCGCGCTGGGCGGCACGCGTGAAATTGCGGCCATGATCTTCAGTTACGATTATGATTTTGCGATTTGGGACCGCCTGGTAACGGCGGATTTAAACGCCCTGCGTATGTCCGGCGGCGCGCTGGAGCGTAAGCACCATAAAGATATTCGCGAGCTGCTTTCGGTTTGTAAATATCGCATGACGATTGCAGGGCATGACGTGCCGGTAGCGAATTTACCCTATACACTCAGCAGTGATGCCGGGCATGAAATGGCAAAAGGTGAGAAGTTTGCCGCCTGTTATTACGATACGCCAACCGGCCGTTGCTTTAGTTTACGTTCCGCCGATGACGGTCTGGACGTGTCGGAAATCGCCGCGCAATATGGCGGCGGCGGACATAAGCACGCGGCGGGTTTCTCTGTGAGCTGGGCGAAGATGTACGAATTGGCGCTTACTGCCACAACGGACCTGCAACGTGTCTAAGGCGATCGCCCATACTGAGCGCGCGCATGCGGAGTTTTCTCCGTCAGGCTCAAAGCGCTGGCTGAATTGTCCGGGCTCGATCACGCTGGAAAAGCAATTCCCCGACAAGGAATCGCTGTTCGCCGCCGAAGGGACCGCTGCGCACGAGCTGGCGGATTATTGCCTGGATAACGACGTCGACGCAGAAGACTGCATTGGCATGGTTTTTAATAAATTCATGGTGGACGGCGATATGGCCGAAGCCGTGCAAACCTACCTGGATTGGGTGCGCCGGCAAATCCGTAAATCGGACCTACACCGCGCTGAAGGCAAACTGAGCATTCCGACGATTGAAGATAACGGCACGGTCGATTTTGGCGCGCTCTTTATCGGCAAGAAACTGCTGAAAGTAGCGGATTATAAGCACGGCCGCGGCGTCGCGGTTGAAGTCGAAGAAAACACCCAAATGATGCTTTACGCCGAAGGGCTGTTAGCGCTGTGGGCCGAGCACGAAATTGAAACCATTGAAATGACGGTTATCCAGCCGCGCTGCCCGCACCCTGACGGCCCGATCCGAAGCTGGAAAATTGATCGTGCCGAGCTGGACGTTTGGCTGAAGAAATTACGCAAAGGTGTGAAGGCCGCGCGCAAGCCGGACGCGCCGTTAATTCCGGGCGACTGGTGCGGGTTCTGCCGCGCGGCGGCGTTGTGCCCGGCACTTAAAGAAAAGGCACTGAGCACGGCTATGGTTGAATTTACGACCCAAGGGCAAGCCATTATCAGCGACCCCAAAACGTTATCGCCGCGAGCACTGGCGCGTGCGCACGAAAATGTCGCAATTGTTGAAGCCTGGTGCCGGAAGCTCCGGGAGTTCGTGCACAGCGAAGCCATTCACGGCCGCGTGCCGGAAGGTTATAAATTGGTGGCGACGCGCGCCAACCGGAAATGGAAAAACGAGCGCTCAGCAAAAGAATTTCTCAGCGTTTTCGGCCTGGAAATCAAAGAAATGCGAACCAAGCCTAAAATGCTGAGCCCGGCACAAATTGAGAAATTATTGCCTAAAAAACAGAAGGAAGCGATCGGCCATCTTGTCGAAAAGATCTCTTCCGGTACAGTATTGGCGCCTGCAGACGACCCGCGGCCGCCAGTAACTCCCGACGCTATGTTGGAGTTCAACCCGGTCGAAACAGAAGAGTAAAACAGGAGAAAACAATGGATAATAGAGTGCAAACCGCCCCCGGTTGCGACGAAGCTGCGAAAGCGTCTTTCGCGTCAGGCCGTACACTGAATGAATTACAATCCCGCTACATGGAAGCGCAGCAAGTTAGCGAAACGCAGCGCGTCCATGACCGAATTAATCGTCTGGAAAATGAGGCAAATTTGACGATCCGGTTCTTTGCAGAAAAAATCGACCAGTTGCAGGCTGCTTCAGAGCGGCAGGAGATGAGCTCGCACAGCCTTTCGCATGCAATCGGACACATGACGAGCGCCGTGCAAACAATGGTCGAAGAGGTTAGGAAATTAAAAGTTTCGCAAGGGCAACTTCGCCCGGTCACGCGCACGCCGCCTGCACCGTCGGGGATCCCTGCCGAAACCCCAGCGGAGGCACAGACTTCTAACGAGGCGTAATTCGCAACGTTTGAGCGCGCCGCCCTTGGCGCGTAATCCAGGGGCGTTTTGATGATCTAAACCACCATGAAAGGATGATACAATGGATCTTAATGTAGCACATAAACACCCGACGACAGGTAACGTCGTCACCCCGCGCGGCCGCATGTATTTTTGCGCTCTGGCCGACCGGTTCAAGGAGAAAAACAAAAAGGACAAAAAGCCGGATGATGACGGGCAGTATGCCGTCACGTTGGTAATTTCGCCCGATGCCGATATCGCTGCGCTGCGCGCCGAGATTAAAGCTTGTGCGAAGGAAAAGTTTGGCGACAAACTGCCTGCCTCTTTGAAATCTCCGATTAAAAAGTGCAAGGAAATCTACGATAAACATGGCGATCAACGCTATCCCGACGAGCTGGGTGAACATTGGCAAATTCGCGCCAATACGTTCCGCAGTCAGCCCGGTATTGTGGACCAAAAAGGTAATCCGCTCAGCAAGATTTTGCCGGGCGAAAGCACTGACGACGTTAAATCGCGCCTCAAAGAGGAGTGCTATAGCGGCCGTTGGGCGCGGATCACCGTTTCACCTAAAGCTTACGATAATGACGGCAGCCGCGGCGTGAAATTCTACCTGCAAAACGTTCAACTTCTCGACCATGACGACCACCTTGGCGGCCGTACTGCACGCGCGGAAGATGAATTCCTTGCGGTGGGTGATGACGAAGATAGTGACGGATCTTCCGACAGCATTTTTGATTAAAAATGCTGGTTTCCGATACCTACACCGATGCTGAGTTTCGGGACCTGTTATCATCGGCTGCCGCCAATGCAAGCCGTGGACGCGACATGGAATTTGTCGAAGAAATGGAAAGCAAATTTGAGCAATGGGGCAGCCGGTGTTTTCTATCCGAAGCCCAGGAAAACTGGCTTAAACGACTAGCAAGAGAGGGTTAAAATGGCCAAAAAGAAATCTAAAAAAGAAGCGGAAGGCGTTGGGCACAATTCCAGCGCTCAGCTCGCTTCCTTCGTCAGTCGTCTGTCGAATTTGACAGATGACGTCGCTGAAGCAATCGACGAATATGTTGCCCCAATCCGGGCCGATATAAAAGTCGTCTATGCTGAAGCGGTGGCTGCTGGGTACGACAAAAATGCTTTGAAAGAAGCATTGCGCCGTAAACGCATGGATGAAGAACTGCGCGCGCTTGTGGACACTTACGAATCCGCGCTTTTGAACGATCTATTAAGTTAAAACGGATAAACGGCGCGCAAGCGCCGTTTTTCTCTTTCCAGGGGGTGGGAGCATGTCTGCACAAATTATGCAATTTCGTCGGCCATATAATGCGCGGCTTTTAGCAGCGTTAAATGCGGTCGCATTGATCTTAGAAGAACCGATGCCGGTGAGGGAGTATATCCAATATTCCACCAATATCATCGAGGATTTGTTTTACGCTTTGCTCGCCGTCCCTGTCCCGGAACTGAAAAATAACGCTGCACCCATTATCGGTGTAATCGAGCTGGCAGCAGATATCGGCCAGCATATTGTGAATGAAACCCGCAACCCAGGAGGCCACGATGCCGCTAACATTAACGGACAATGATTTATTGGATATGGAGCTGCGCAACCGCGGCAATGACGATGTGACGAAATTGATCGACGCGGTAAAAGCGTTGAAATCTAAAATCTTCACGCCGGCCGAAAGGGCTTTGGAGGACAGCGTGCAGGCAGATTTTCGCTCAGAGGTCGACCGTCTGAATTCTAAATGACCGCTGGGATTTGCCATATCGATTTTGAGACGCGTAGCACGCTGGATTTGAGAAAAACCGGCGCGTACATTTACGCCATGCACCCGACGACGGAAATCTGGTGCATGGCCTATGCGTTTGACGACGAGCCGGTTGAGCTGTGGACCCCCGGTATGAAATTTCCAAAACGGGTGGTTAAACACATTGAAGCGGGCGGGAAGCTTTTCGCCCATAACGCGGCCTTTGAGCGCGCCATTATGACCTATCTGCTGTGCCCCCGGTACGACGTTCCTGACCCCGCTCTGGATCAATGGCACTGCACGATGGCTATGGCCTTCGCCATGGCTCTGCCAGGCACGCTGGAAGGCGCTGCAGCGGCCGCAGGGCTCACGGCGCGCAAAGATATGTCAGGGCGCCGCCTTATGCTTCAAATGGCCCGCCCGCGGCGCCTGGATAAGCACTGCCCGGCCTGCAAGGGCACCGGCACCTATCAGAATGACACCTGCTTCTGCGTGATGTGGTGGGATGACGACGACCGCAAGGAACGGCTTTTCTCTTATTGCCGCCAGGACGTCGACGTGGAGCGCCAGCTCGAAAAACGTTTGCGCCAGCTGCGGCCGCTGGAACGGCGTATTTGGCTGCTCGATCAGGAAATTAACGATCGCGGCGTTTTCATCGATAAACGGCTCTGTCAGCAAGCAGAAAAAGTAATCGATAAGACTAAGAAATTGCTGAATATCGAAATAAAAGAGCTCACCCGGAACGCCGTTGGCGGCTGCACCAATGTTTCTGAGCTGGTGGCCTGGTTGAACGATCAGGGTGTCGAAACCGACAGTATTAACAAAGAGAATATCGACGAAATGCTGGGCGGCTGGGATCTGACGCCGGACGTGCGCCGCGCACTGGAAATTCGCAAGGAGTTTGCCAAAACGTCGACGGCCAAAATAGGCAAAATGCTGACCATGCGTGCGCGTGATGGCCGCATGCGTGGGAACCTGCAATATCACGGCGCCACCACCGGCCGCTGGGCTGCGCGCGGCGCGCAGCTTCAAAACCTGCCACGGCCGAAAATTAAAGACGTCGCCGGTGCGATTGACACCATCCTGGAAACGCCCAGCCCGCAGCTTATTGAAATGATTTACGGGCCACCTTTGAGCGTTGTGAGTGACTGCATTCGGGGCATTATCAGGGCCCCTACCGACTTCACGTTAATGGCGGCTGACTTTTCAGCAATTGAAGCGCGGGTTGTGGCCTGGCTGGCCCAGCAAAATAACGTTTTGCAGGATTTTGCCGACGGCGTGGACGTTTACTGCAAACAGGCGAGCAATATTTACCGTCGGGACGTCACCAAAGAGGATGACGAAGAGCGCCAGGTCGGCAAGGTGGCAATTCTGTCCCTGGGCTTTGAAGGCGGCGCCAATGCCTTTGCGAAAATGGCCGGAAATTACGGCGTGCAACTTGACCCGTTATTCGGGCCGATGTGGGACACGACAGACGACGAAAATCGCGAAAAAGCGCTGCACGGGTACAATCAGCGCGGCACAAAATCCAAACTCTCGAAGAAAGCCTGGATTGCTGCAGAATGCATTAAATTGGCCTGGCGCGACGCCAATCCGCGCGTGGTGCAATACTGGAAGGACCTGCGCAAAGCAGCAATGAATGCCGTGCGTTACCCTGGCGAAGCCTTCCCGGTGGGCGCGTCGGTTTACAAGGTTGCAGGGTCCTTTTTGTGGTGCCGCCTGCCGTCTGGCCGCGCGCTCTGTTACCCTTATCCGCGCATTGAAAAGAAGATGATGCCTTGGGGTGAGGAGCGGCCCACCGTCGTCTATAAAACCGTCGATAGCTTCACGAAAAAATGGGGCGAGAAGGTCTTTTACGGCGGCCTGGCATGCGAGAATATCACGCAAGCGACGGCGCGCGACATTATGGCGGAAGCCATGCTGCGCGTCGATAAAGCGGGATATAAGCCGATTATCACGATCCACGATGAGGTGGTCTGTGAGGTTGAAAGTGACTTTGGCGATTTGGATGAATTCAGGCTGCTTATGACTGCCTCGCCGCGTTGGGCGAAAGGTTGCCCGATCGATGCCGGCGCCTGGGCCGGGAAGCGTTATAAAAAATAATCAATTAAAAATGTCGTGCAGATATTCGCTGCAATGATGCCCGTAAACGGCCGTTACGGTCTGCACGGTGTCCCCCAGCAGGCCCGCCACCTGCCAGGGGGTTTTGCCGTCCTGCAAAAGATGGGTTGCGCGGCTGTGGCGCAGGACGTGAGGCGTTAAAACCCCGGTTGCGCGGCCACCGCGCGCGGGAAGTTTTAAGAGCCCTGCAGCTTCAGCAATTTGTTTAAATGCCGGGCTGATACTGCATTTATTGAACAGAACGTATTTGTTGATTTGGAGTTTTTGGAGCATTAAAAGTGTGGGTTTCAGGCTGGGGTCCAGGGGCACAGTTGGGCGGCGTTTTTTGGTCCGGCGCTCGCCTGGCTGCGCAAGGTTTATGCGGTTATTTTCCAGGTCGACTTGATCCCAGGTGAGGCGCTCCAAAGCGGCTTTGCGGGATCCGGTATAATACGCCAATTCGATGAAACCGGCGGTTCGCCAGGCCCGGATTGCGTCTGTGCCGACGGGGCGCGCGGCAGCCTTTAGAAGGTCCAATTCGTCCTTAAAAAGCCATATATCGCGGGGCTCTTCACGTCGCATTTTTTCGAAAGCGGGCAGCTCAGCGGCGGTGATATGCTTCCAGCGCACGCAATGGTGCGCGGCGGCTTTCAGGACGCGCAGCTCCTTGGCGACGGTGCCGGATTTGGCCTTACCCAGCCGCCAGCGCCGGTAAGCTTTGCTGTCGGCCATGCCAACGTCTTTTAAGGCTTTATCTTCGAAATAATTCTTCAGGTGCCGGACACTGTTCACAATAGATTGCTGATCTATGACGTGTTCGCGCACATGCTCTTCAAAGTACAAATCCAGCGCTGCGGCTAGTTTTAAGGGTCGGGAGTTCACGATTTAAGTCCTGTTTTTCTCTAAATATAAACATAGACTTTTCATTGCCAAAAGGCAATAGGGTTAATTGCCTAAAAGCAATTATTTTTTCTTGTTGGACTTTTCTTGCTCTTCAGAGCTGGCGCTGGTCCGGGCTGCATCGGCATAACCCAGCAATCTATTGAGTTTTTTGCTCCATAAAGCCGGCGGCATTTTAGAGGCTTCCCGGCCGTAAAGATGCAAGGCCAAATCAGGCTCTAATTGTGCGCGTACGATCAAACGCTGGACCGCAGCGGCATTATTGAGCCCTGGAATGGTGTTCATGGCCAAGCGTAATTGGCGCATTTTACCGCCGGTTTCTAATTGGCCGAAAATAGGACGTAGGACCAGTTCAATCGGGTTAAGGAATTTCTCGACGCGGGCAGCATTTTCTACCGTAGGCGAGCCCGCGGTGGCCTGGATATTGACTTTCGCCAGGTCCCGCCCGATGCGCTGCGCCATCTTCAAATTGACCATTGCATTCGGGGTGTCGGCGTAAAGGTCATTTAACGCCTTTTCGACGCCTGGCTTTTTCATATAACTTTCCAGCTTGCTTTGCAGGACGGCATAATCTTCGCCGCTGGTCAGTTCGGTGCGCGCGCCGGTGAATTGCTTTTCCAAGTGGTCCGCGACGGCGCGCTTAAACGCTTCTTTGGCGCCGGGGTTCTTTTCCAGCAAAACGATCGTTTCTTTCATACGGGCCTGCGGGTCGCCGTCCGCCAAAATCTTCGCGGCGGCATTTTCCGGCGCATTGTCCATTAACGTGCTCAATACGCTGTCGTTGATCCGGCGCTCTGTGGCAGTCACATTGGCTTCCGACGCTTTATGCCGGGTTGCCAGCTCCTGCACCTGCTGAGCCGCTTTATTCGTCTGTGTGCGGCCGTTTAGGACGTCGCGGTAAACGCCTTCCATTTCCTTCTGCACGGTCGGGAATTGGCCCAGCGTATCGCGGTTATTATCCAGCCATTTTTTGACGGTGGCGGGCTCCATAGTGCCGTCGCTTTTCACGAGCTGCGAAAGTTGGGCTTTCATGTAGTTTCCGACCGCGCTCTCTGTGCCTGCGGGGTCCTGAGAAATGCTTGCAATCCGCTTAAGGTCTTTGGCCGCTTCAGGTGAGCTTTTTAAGAAAAAGTCAGCGGTTTGTGACGGCGGAAGTGCGGTTCGGCCGGTGGGGTCTTTTTGAATTTTGTCCCGGAATAAACGGCCAAAACCCTCTGCGAAATACGGGGCATATTCCTCTTGATAAGCTTGTTTTGCGGTTGCCGCTTCTGCAGACCCTGGGCCGCCCTCCGCAATAATTTGGTCGAGTTCATCATTGATTTGCCCTTTCAGTTTACGCACGTTGGAAGCCAAATCGAAGTTACCGCCCTGCTGTGCTTTTTCGGCAGCGGTATTGAGGTATTTGCGCGCATCCATCATGTCTTTGATCGACAACTGGCCGTCGCCCCCGGCGTTTTCGGCATGGGTGATTGCGTTTCCTGCGTCATCCAAAAGGCCGGTTTCTGTAATTACTTCGTCAGGCGCCAGGCGCTCTAATTTCTGCATAAACTCTGCGGGCACGCCGCTGCTTTCCGGCGATAATTTGCCGATTTGGGCTTTAATGGCGCGCGCCGTTTCCAGGAGCGGCGTGGCGTCGCGTTTGATCGCGCCTTCAGGGTCAATCGCATCGAAGGCTTGGTTTTTGGCAGCGGTGCGCGGCTGCAGTGCGCCTTCGTTAATGCCCTGGTCAAGCGCTTGGCTCGCTTGGCCTTCAGTGCCGCGCGCAGCCGCTACAGGGGCTGCCTTGACCGCTTCCGCCTGCTGGGAGGCCGTCAGGTTCGACTTACCTGCCAGGAGCTCGTCCTGGGCTGTCTGAGCGGCCGTTTTGGCTTCCGTGCGCATATCGCCCGCCGTCTGTTTGGCGAATACCTGGGCGAGCCCTTTTTGATCTTCCGGCATTTCCGGCACGGCATTCTTCACCAGGTCGCCTTGGGCTTCCCGTACGGCGCGGTCACGCTTCAGGAAGGGGGTCGGATCCATCTGGCGCGCGGTGCGCTCGACGCCGATCATGCCGACGTCGTTTGACAGCGCGCCGGTGCCCGGCATGGGCAGGTTATTTTCTTGATAAAATTGCGAATTGGTTTCCAGCGATTTCGCCGCTTCTGGAAGGTTTTCAGCGTGCTGTTGCAGGTGGCGCGCGGCTTCGTCCGCGGCTTTCTTACCCACCGGCATATTGGAAATGGGATCTTTTTTGATATTCTTATCAATGCTGAAACCGTCAGTCATACTGCGGCCAAAATTCTGCATCCCGCGCACGCCGCCTTCAACGCCGTGTGCCAGGCCCGCGGCGGTCATCCCGCCGGTAATGTCAGCAGTTAAAGCAGCCCATGGATTACCGGGGGCGTAGGTTTCTGCCACCGTATGTCCTGCACCTGCGCCAGCGCCTGCCACAGCGTCCATAGCAAGCGCTTTCTCAGGGTTGGCGCGGTAAGCTTCAAGCCAGGCGTCCGCCATGGATGGCAGGGCTGTGGCGGCTTTCTTTTCGGCCGCCTGGGCGAGCCCGGCGCCACCAGCGATAGCGGCTGTTCCGAAGCGATTTACGTTGTAACCCAGGCGCTCGCCGGTGTTCATTTCTTCGGCTGGAATAGGCTCCATGCCTGCCGCTTCAGAAACGTTCCCCGCCTGGCGCGCCAGCCAGTCACTACCGCCCACAGGGTCCGTAATTGATGGGATCTCTGCGCCAAATAGATTGGGGACAGTTTTCGCCAGGTTAAGGCCCGCCGTCGCCAAATCTACCGGCATACCTGCGATATCCGCCACACCACGACCGACGCCCTGGGTGCCGATTTGAAGGCTGCGCCCGGTCTTCTGCATTTTCTGTTTAGGCGTTAATTCTTTTGGCTTAAATGACGGCCGGTTATCCGCCCCGATCGGCGGCATAGGCTCCATGCCGGGCGGAGTTTGCACCGGCGGCGGGATTAAGTCCTCAAAGTCGAGTGCTGCGGCTGCAGGTGCGGCAGAACCGTTTTGGTTGGCGGGCGGCGGGATTAAATCGTCAAACGAAAGTCCGCCTGCAGGATCGTCAGGCAAAGTCATCGCGGAAAGGTTGGTTTGTGGCGGCGGTGAGAAACTTGACGTCGTTGAAGCTTGTTCAAGCTGAGGAACGATTTTGGCAATATAATTGCGCGTTTCTTCCGGCGCTTTGTCCAAACCGTGCTTTGTGAGATTGCCGCTGCCCCAATTGTAACCGGCCAGCATTTGCGGAACGTCGCCATTGAACTGTTTTGACAGGTCAGCAAACATGCGCGCTGCGCCATCTGCTGCCTGGTGCGGGTCGTCAGGATCAATGCCGTAAGCCTGCGCTGTATCCGGCATGAATTGGAAAAGCCCGCGTGCACCTTTAGGTGATACGGCGCCGGGGTTGCCTGCACTCTCAGCATGCATAACAGCTTTCAGGAGCCCCGGTTTTAGTTTGTAGCGTGTTTCTAATCCGGTAAGGTCGAGTTGGGATACGTCAAACATGACACCCCCTATAGGTCCGGCGGCGGTGTGATGCCCGCAGCCTGCAGGCGTTGAATAACAGCGTTCCGGTCAGCGCCGCGGCCGATTGCGTCGCGCGCCTTAGCAATAGGGTCGCCACCTGCGGCTGGTGCGGCTGCGCCAAGGCCCGGAGCAGCGGGCGGCGTTTTGCCGGGCAGCGGCGTGGTCGCTTTTTTATACGCAGGACCTGCAATGCCACGCACGGCTGTCAGGTACGTTGCAAACTGATTGCGTTTTAATTGCGTGACGGATGGATCTTCGCCAGGCACCGGAATGAGCTCTTTGTATTTACGTTCAACTTCTTTTTCGTTCACGCCCATACCTGATTGGATCATCAATTGCGGCGGCAATGCAGTGCGCATCATTTGATAGAAATTTTGACCTTCAGGGGACATGCCCGGCACCAAAGCAGGCTGGGCAGCAGCGGGTAGATTATTTCCTAAATTGAAGAGCTGGTAATCTGTTTGGTTTGGCAGTTTGCCGGTGTCGTACGCGTTCAAAATGCCCGTAGCAGCTTCTTCCGACATGGCCGCAACATAACCCGCTTTATCCTGCGCTTCAGTTGTTTTTCCGCCTTTGCCAGAACCGCCCATTTGCATAACGGTGCCGTCAGGAGACGTCACAGTGATGCCGTCAGACGGCAAAGCCCCAAGCACTTTCAGTTGTGAAGGCGATAAACTATCCAGGTTATCGAAGTTTTGATCTATACGGCGACCTTTCACTTCACTTTCCGAAAGTGGTTTGACTTGTTGGTTGCGGAGCGCAATGCGGTTGCCTTCAGCGCCCGTCGGTGCGAAATCTTGGTCAATGGCTTTGCCCTGAAGCACCATGCTGCGGCGCATATCGTCAGCAGTACCGAACGTTTGACCGGCAGCCAAACCGTTGTGCATAGCTTCAGCATTCTCTTTGCCGACGCGGCCGTAAACGTCTGCGAGCCCGATGCCGATCCGCTGTGCGCGCTGCTCAGGCGTTTCAGTTTGGAAACCTGTTTCGGGTGGTGGGCCGATAAATTCGTCGACCGGCATGCCTTGCGGCATGTGCTGTTCAAACATGCCCGCCAACGTTTGCGGTGCTTCACGGAGCGCGCGCTGCTGGTTTTGCATTTCCATGTTTTTTGCAGTGTAATGCTGCGCCATAGCCTCCTTCAGCTCCTGCTCCTGTGCAGTGCCGCCGGCATACATGCCTTTAATCGCTTCGCCAAAGGCTTGTGCGATCGGGCTGGGTTGAGGTGTGACGATTAAACCTTGGCGCATTCTAATTCCAGGTAATGTCGCTGAATCTTATCGGTTGCGGCTGGCGGAATGCGTAATTCGCAAGCAAGCCACCGCCGCCGGTAAAGATATCAGCAAACATTGTGTTAGGGGGTTTATATTGCGGTTCTTCGCCGCGGAAATACGGTTGCGCGGCATTATCACCGGCTGCGGCCGTCACGGCCTGCATGTGGTATTGTGGCAAGCGCATCTTGTTGGTAAGCGCAGCGGAAGATGACCGCGCACGATCGCCTGCATCATTTAATTTCACGCCAATGTCACGGAATAAATCGTTTTGCGCGATACCTGCGTCCTGCAAAGATGCCATACGCGCGGCGGCGTCAGCGACGCCCGCAGTTTTCGTTTTTGATTTCGCCATGGCTTTTTCATTGGCCGCCTGCACGACGCGATTTTCAGTGCCGCCGCTATTCGGCACGCTGTAATCTGCTGGCATATCCGTATCGTTAAAAAGCTGATTACGTTTTGCAACGCCTTCGGCAAATGCGTCAGAATTGGCGCCGCGCAGAGCGTTATCTTGCGTCGCAGTCTGAAAACTTTGCGCCTTTTCGTCAGCCATGCGCGTTTGCTTCTCAAACTCTAACCGTTGCGCCGCCGACATTTCATTGGCAGACCGAGCACTCTCGTCGCGCGCTTCATTTATGCGCCGCGTGCGGTCAGCGTATTGCTGAGTTAGTAAGGCGTTTTGAGAATTGACTTGGTTATTATAACGCTTCATCTGCGCTTTTTGCTGCTGTTGCTGCATCATCGTCCCGACGCCGGACATTACCAAGCCTGCAATCTCCATGCCGGTGCACATACTTAATACCCCACTACGTTCGCCGCGCTGCTACCGCGGCCACGTCCGAATAATCCTGTGCCGAAACCTTGATAACCGTTTGCTTCGGCTGCAATGCCTTGACCTGCAGTTTGAATAATTGGCGTCAGGTAATCGGAAAACACTTTACCCAGCGGGGTTAATTCCGGCGTAGAAGCGCGCAGGCGGGTGTTCTCGCTGGCGAGCTGCGTATTCACCGCGGCAGGGTCTGCAGCGGTTTGCGCGTAATTGTAAAGATTGGATTTCGCTGCCGAAACACCTTCGCGTGCGCTGTTGGCGGCGTCAGCAGCGCGGTTGGTGATCCCGGAACGTTGCGTGTCGAAGAGCGTGGTCAGGTCTGCGCGCTCTTGTGCGGCCGCGCTGGATTTAGTGTTACCTTTACGCGCCAGGGAGAAGCTAAGCTGCTCTTGCGCCTTGCCGTATTGATCCTGCAATTGAGGCAAATAGTAATCCAAAACAGACTGCGAAAGTCCGCCAAAATAATTATCATCAAAAGAACTGAAAGTGTTGTCAACGGCTGTACGGCCCGCCTGGATATTTGCCTGGCGCTGCGCTTCAGCGGCTTCCGCTTCAGCCTGTTGTTTCTTAATTTCTTGCTCGCTGCGGTAATCCGCGGCACTTAAGCCTTGGTTATTGTACGTGTTATAATTCGTCTGAATGTCGGGCGCCTGCGTTGCGAGCCACTGCTCGAATGCGCCGTGCGAAGTGCGGTCATAACCGAAAGCAGCGCCGAGCTGCAATTGACGGTCACGATCCGCCGCTTTGTTTGGATCGGCAAAAGTTTGCCCATCGATTGAAGTGTATGTTGGTGAGCTGCCTCCGCCGCCACCGCCCCCGCCGCCTGACATTATGCAATCTCCTTAAAAAGTGAAACGCCCAAAGGTTGATAACCTAAACGCTGGTAAAAGTCAGTCGCTTCAGGATTATTTATACCCACAGATACGCCGGTTGCTATTCTTACGCAGCCAACCGCTTTAATCCATTTCGAGAATTGCCGTTCAAGCCTGAAAGCCGCGAAAGTGCCGCGAAACTGTTCAAATACGAAAAGTCCCAAATCCATGCCGAGCCGCTTCTCCGAAAAGATGAAAGGCGCGGCGACCGCCAACATGCTGCCCATTAGGATCCCGTCGTCTGTTTCCGCCACATGGCAAAAAACGTCGTTGGGGCGCTCAATAGCGGCGAAAAACCAAGTTCGCATCGCTACGTCGCTGAAGGGGATATGGCGGTACGCTGGACTTTCGCTGTGCATGAGGCGGGCTAAATCTATAAGATTTTCCACATCATCCACGGTTATGCCGCGCACCTTCATGATTCGGCCCCCCACCAATTCCCGGAATAGTATCACCGCTTTAACGGTTTGTAACCTATTATCAATTCGTCTCTGCGCCTTTAAAATGCACGACAACTGAAGAAAACTTTAAAAGCCCGCCACGGTCAGAATATAACAATGGCGCGAAATGCGTGGTGTCGCCATTGGCAGCGATTTGCCCTAAATTCGTGGTGTATTTTGATACTTTCATAACCGCAGTGCCTAAACTCTCATCATTCGGATCCAGCAGCAGTTGGATAGACCATTCACCGCGGGCAATCACATCAATACCCGTAATATCTTTGCCGCCTGCGATCCGGCCGGCGTCGATATAAGGCAGGCGGGTCCGCACCATAGTTTCGCCGCGTGCAGGGTAGGTGTTATTGTTAGGGCCGCCGTAGAGGTAAATCTGATTGCCGGAGCGCACCCAAATCCGGTTGTTAGCCGTCGCCATGCCGTCCACAGGGAAGCCCGGCTCGTAATACGTCCAAGCTGAAACCTTCGAGCCTGGAAAGTAGGAAAAGACGTAAATCCGCTCATTGATAGCGATCCAGGCGCGGCCGTCTGTAGGGTCGGTAATGCCGATCGCGTTCTCAATGGCAGCATCTGTCTGTGCGGCCAGGTACTCGATAACGTGCGTGTCGATGCGGGTGCCGATATCGTCGACGAACGCTGAGTTTGAGCTGTCCCGCGCGCGCATGGACCGGATACCGGTATCTGAAAGATACATCAAATCCGAGTTGCCATAGCCTAAAACGGCTTTTGGCGACCGGGTGCCAGTGTTGGTCAAAAGCTGCTTAAATTGATTGTTGGAAGGATCCGGGTCCATCCCCCATATTTGGATGGTGCCGCGCGTGAAAAGCGCCAGGGAGCCTTGATATATCCCGAAAGCAGTCAGGCGCTGCGAGCCTTCATCCTGGGATGAAATATTGATAAAGCCGGAGCCTGTGCCGGATGAAACGGCCGTCGGGTCATCAAGTGCGCTGAAAACAGCCAGCGCACGCACGCCGGTATACATTTTCGTCTGGAACGTCTTTGCCACCCTGCTGACGCCGGAAGCCAGTCCGGTGATGATATAATCCAGCCCGTCCAGAGTAAGCGTATAACTGTTCGTAACGTCAAACGTGCCGCCGACCGTAACTTCTTCAATTTGCGCCAATGCGTCGATAGCCGTCACGCCGTCGGCAAAATTCACGATATTATCGACTTCCAGGAAGGCATTGGCTGTGACGGTCAGCACTCTGCCGTTGGCCGTTGCGCCGTCGCCCACCGGTGCTTTAATCGTCACTACGGCGCCGGTGTTGGACGCTAGGTAGCCGTGCTCCTCCGTCAAGGAGTTAATCGCCACCACGCAAGCCAAAGCTGTTGCGGTGTTGTCCAGGACGAAAGCGACGTTGCCTTCGATTAGGTCTGTCGCGCCGGCACGAATGACGGAAATGTAGTTATCTTCTTCCGCAAAACCGTCGGTAATCTCGAACGATGCTTCGGCGCGAACTTCCGCCACCGCGACCAGGTTGGCCTGTATTTGCGTAATAACAAGGGTGCCGGTGCCTGTGGTGTCTTCCGCGATCGTGAACGGCTCGCCAGGCACCGCGGCCGTGATGGTGAGAACAGGCCCCGACGATATCGCGGCAAAATCTAAGGCGGCGTCAATCTTATCCGCGAAATACCGCGCTACACTGTCATCATCGGCAATGGTCACGGCGAAGGTATCCCAATCCGTGACGCGCACGCCGTTAAAATAGTGATAGACCGAACCGTCGTCGAATTCAGCAATGGTGTAAATGCGGCCGTCAAAGTTTTCCGACGCTAGCAATGCAACCATATCGGCTTCGTCGGGGTGCTCTAATTGCTGATAAACGATTTGCCCGGGCAGATTTGCAGGCGGTTCAACGGAGCCGAAAATGTAAAGTTTGCTGTTGCTGGGGTGCAGGCCGAACGTATCAGCAGGCAGAGTAAAATATGGGTCAAATTTCTTACGGCTCTCGACGTCGCCGCCGCGTGTTATGTGGCAGTTAAGTGCTTCAATAAGTGTCCCGGCTTCGCCTGAGATTGCATCCCGCCGGGTATCCACTCCCTGCTTAAAATCTTTGATTTCGACAAAAGCCATATCATCTTACCCGCACAACGGTTCTGAGCGGTGCGCCAGATTTGCGGCCACCCAAGCCTAAAGAAATCGTCTCGCGCGATGCGCTGGCGTTGGCCTGCAGTTGCGTTAAATGCTTCTGCGCCAGCTTTAGTTTCATTTCAGCATCTTTCGCTTCACGCGACATTAACTCTTCAGCGGCCGCGAAAAGCACGATCAAGTTGTCGTCTAGGTCTGCGGGGTCGCTGTTGTTGGTAAGTGCGCGCAGCGGGCGTAGCGATTTGAAGCCCAGCTTTATGTCGTTAGAGGCGGGGCGCGGCCATACTTCAATTTGCGTGGTGGTCCCGGTCCAGCGCAGATCCCATTTCAAAACGGGATCGCTGCGCACGGCGCTGTCGTAACTATCAAAAGCGGCATAATCCTCAAAATCAATGCCGCGCACAATCGGAACGGGCTGGCCGTCCTGGATGCAGACCACTTCTTCAACGCGGTCGATATTCACATTTGCGGGAACGTTGTAATAGATTTCGCCGGCAGAGAGCGTCAGGCGATCCATCATGCGCAGGAAGGACCAATCGTACTGCTCGTATAACAGGGCCTGCGTGCGCCGGAGAAGCTGCTTGACGTGCGGCAGGCTATCCGTTCCTACGGATGCCTGCACAGATTGCCTGACTTCCGCGCGGAAGCTCTCAACCAATTGTTGAAGCTGGGTCCCGCGCGCCATGTACCTTAACTCGCAATATCTTTAAGCTTCACCGCGGCAGCTTTGGCTGTTTTCGCCTTTGGGGAAGGGACCGGAGCCTCAGGGGCGGGAGCATCAACCGGCTTTGCGCCAAAGCCCATTAAGCGGACCGGCAGCGGTTGGTGGGAATGGCCGAACAATTGTTCAAATGTCGTAGGTGGCTGGACCTTCAGCAAGGCACGGTCGTAAGTGACCTGCAAACGTGAGCGCTCTTCTTCGTGAGAAACGTTATCATTCACGCCTTCTTCGACCTGGCTGACAGCATCGTTGCCGTGCAAGCGCCGCAAAATGGTGATTTCGGCGGCGGATAAGTTTGACTTTTGAACTTCATTCGTAACGGAGCCCCCAAGTCTGATTTTTGCTGAATAACGATACATGCTGTCTCCTAGGTTAAAAAATGGGCCCGCCAGTTACGGCGGGCCCGATGGGTTTACCCCGCGTATTGAGCACTGCCCAGGAACGTAGGATCTTCGATCGCCAACAAAAGCGAGAACGCTTTCGTGCCATCGCATGCGACTGCAGGGTCATAAGTCCCGCGAACGTCAGCATTGGTGGCCGTTGGTTTGGTCGCAACAGCGAGGCCCGTAACGAGCGTGCCGCTGGTGAGGCCGGTTGGGCGGATATCAATGTATCCGTCCAGTGCGCCGGTGGTCGCAAACGCGTCGCCAAAGACGATTTGGATGCGGTCCCCTTTAGCCACCACGGTAGAGGCGTGCCCTGCCGTAGGTGCATCCGAGAACTGCGTACCTTTTGCGTCTGTGCCGATCGTCAGCGTCAAGCCGTCGACGTCAGTTGTGCCGACTTTCGCCGTCACAGTGCCGCCGGTGCCGGCCGCCACTCGAACCGTCGCGCCCATTTCGGTAATTACACCTGCACATGGAGCGATTAATTCAAGAGAGGCTGCCGTGCCCGCCAGGACAGACACTTGCTCCGCATTCCAGTTAATCCGAACGGGAGTGTTGGGTCTGCCGCCGATAACAACGTTATCTTGCAACTCAGAAAGCACATTCACGACGCTGCCGACGTAAACCGGCAAGCCGATAACGTCGCCAAAGCCAACTTTGAATGTGTCACCTGCTGCGCCCGCGGCTGCATTCACATCGCTAATGCTCAGGAATGCTTTTTTGCCCGCAATCGCGCCGGTGCCGCTCAGCGTGATATTCTCACGCATCGCGTTACCGTAAACGTCGCGGCCAATGACCGTGACGACATGATCCGAGCCGGACGTACCGGTCAGAACCACGTTGCGCGCGATCAGGTCAGGCATAACGGTTTTCAGCAATTGCGCAGTTGGGTGCGCTTGTGCTGTGGCTTCCGCTGTCAGCGCCGTGGCGAAATAATCGTCATCGGCAGCGTCAGGCGAGCCCAGGTCAACACGAACGACTTTCAGTTCCACAACGGAAGCTGGAAGGCCATCAATGCCATCTTCACCGGTTGCATCGAATTCAACTGCCACCGGAGAATTCGCGGCAAGTGCCGTGCTTCCGTTGTAAGTGATCGTTGCATACGTCGCGCCAAAAGAGACTGTGAAGTCCCGTGGTGCGACAAACAGCGTTTGGTTGGCAACCATCTTGTGACTTTTGCCAGCCTGAAACGAGCCGGCGGTGAAACCAGCAGGGTAATTAACGTTAAAGGTGCCGCCGCTTGCGACTTCACCCGCCAACGTTAATTCAGCGATTGCTCTACTCATGTTGTAATCCTCCTCAAAAGGAAAGTTGATAAAAAGCTATTTTAA